ATTTCAAGCCCAAACTCGGTTTTCCCACTTCCAGGTGTTCCAGTTATGTCAGTTACTCCATCTAAAGCATATTGAAAAACCCCATTTAAGCACTCAAAGCCTGCGTAATTCATTCCCGCACCGCCTGTCTTATGGAATACTTCAAAGTCTTTGCGTTTAGCGTTGTAATCAATTATTTTAACATTCATTAAAAACCCCTTTCTTTAAATTGTCTAATCTTACGCTCGGTTTCTGTTTCTTCGATATGGATGTTAAATTTTAATTTACCTTGAAGTTCATCTTTACTTGCCCATCCTTGTATAGCTTTTGCCCAATTGACATATTTGTTACCTTCTCCAGAGTATCGCTCGGCTGCTTCGTAGTAGTGTTTAAGTTTTTCTTTACTCCAATCTGGAAAGGTGTTTTTAAATTCGTTTTTATCAAAGATTAAAGATTTATCAAAAGAGATTTTTACGGGCTTAATATTCTTTTCTTCTTTATTATTATCATTATTGTTTGTGTTCACTTGCTGTTCACTTGCTGTCCACTTGCTGTTCATCTGTTGTTCAATTTGCTGATACTTATCCCACGAAACTATTGATATTAAACGATTTCGGCTGTTTGTTTGTTGTTCAATTTGCTGTTCACTTTCAAACACTTTTAAAATGCGTTCAATTTTAGATTCTGATATACCTGTTTCAAAACTTAGCTTTTTTCTGCCTGTAATAAATTGACCTTTTTTTAGCTTTACAATATCATACCCATTTAAATATTCTGCTTCAGAATGATTAGCACATAAAATTAAATGTATCCATAAATGAATAAATTCACTATCCTTATAGTAAACTTTATCTTTTATTTGTCTATGAATTTTAACCCAACCACTCATACTTTATTCCCCTTTTTTGAGTTACACACGTTACATAAAATTTGCTTGTTATTTAAGCTATCACTACCGCCAAGACTAATAGGATTTATATGGTCAATTTCAAGCCACCTATCACCATTTGTAATGGTGTTTTCCCCATTATATCCATTTGGAGGAATAAATTTTAAATTGCATAATACACAAACATAATTGTGCATTTCAAATAAATAAAGCCGTTCAATAGGTTTTATTTTTTTCCTAATTGTTTTAGACATAATTACACGTTTTTAAATTTGCACGTTAATAAAAAAATGGGAAAGGAAACGTGCGACCCTTTTACGCTTATGCCTAAGCAACCCGATTACAAAAATACTACTATACTTCTATACTTTACAAGATAACCTTATTAACACTATCCACAATTTATGCAAGTAACAAATTGTTACCCGCAATTAATGTCATATCGTAAATATTTAGTTAATTGTTAACTTCATAACCTAATTCGTTTTTAATTCTTGATTGATTGGAATGTCGCTTTTCGTAACTTTTACCCCTTAGTTCAGAGTTCTCCTCTTGCAATCTTGCTCTGGTTCTGCGTATAGACTCAGCATTAGTTATCAAACCATTAGCATAATTTTGCAAAAACTCATATTTAGTTGAAATCATTGGCGTTTCATCAAACCAAATATTGGCTATTAACTTTTCATCCGAATCTCTTAAATGAGGATGCTTTTCTAATAAAAATTTAATCTTTTCTTTTAGTTTACCATTTACTTGTATCATATTGTATAAATATTTAATTGGTTGTTAATTGTTTTTCTTAGTTCGATTCTTTTTTCTGTCGAGTAAACTTCTTGCTTTGGCATTGATTTGTTGATGAGTTTGGCAACTCGTATAAATTCTTTTAACTCATCTTTACTCCAATTTAACCCACGATACATAGTCGGGAGGTCGTGAAGTAAGCTGTAAATTTCTTCGCCATAAATCCTTTCAATCCCTTGTCCGTACTTGCTTAAGTTGCCGTTTTGAAACCGATTGCAGTACTTACATTGACTTGATAGATTCCAAAGATGAAAAGTGCATTCGCTTGCTGAGTTCTTGCTCTTATGCCAGAAGTGACCTGCTTCCATATGCTGCTTAAGTACTCCGCAACTGATACAAGGCTGACCGTAATCAATTGCTCTGATTAACTTGTTTATCTCGGTCTGGAGTTTGTGTCTAAGGTCGGATGTAGTTTCTCTTGCTTCTTCAAGTATTGCGTTGTTTTTAGCTTGTGCTTTGGCTTTAGAGCGTAAAACAGATTCATAGGCACAGGCGACTGAACAAGTTTGCTGAAGAGGTCTTTTAGGCTCAAACGGCTTTTGGCATACTTTACAAGGTTTCTTTTTGCGTGGCATCGGTTGATTTGTTTAAGTTAGACTCTAAAACCCTTTTCTTTTTTATTTCTTTAAATTTTGCGTAGGCATCTGATAAAGGCTGAGTTTGCCCCAATCCTTTACACCAATAATCATTTCTAAGCATTACTTTGCACATTCTACGCCAACTCGGAACCCAACACTTATTTTCTAAATCTTCTGGTGCTTCATCAGGAATAATTAAATAACCTCTATCTTGCCAACCTTTAATGAATTTTACAAACCTTGCCCTATAATGATCGCTTGTTTTTTTTGGCATAGTAGAAAGTAATAAATTACAAAAACTTTCCCAAGTATGACCCTCTGGTTTATATATTTTATTATAACCAGATACGTTCCCGTTTTCTTGAACATATAAAGCTCCGCTATTAACACCATTTACCCTTGCAATTAACTTAAACCAAGTATCAGGCTCTAAAATGTGATACAACCATAATCCTCTTCTTTGGTCATCGCCATAAGGTTGACACAATCTTTGTTGGCTTATTTTAACACCTGCCATCATCATTTTATCATAGATTTTATTATGAATTAAATGATTGTACTTGCCGTGAAATATCCAAATATCTTCTGTTTTCCAATCATAAATAGGATAAATATTAAAAAGTTTAGCAGAGACTTTAGTAGTCCATTTCCAATTATTAAACATTAGCCCGTCTTTTCTGCTAACAATTGCCCTGTATCTGTGTAAACTTTCATCTGCCCTAATTCCAATAAAAGCAGCCGTTGTTTTCCCTTGTGAATACCATTCTCCGAAAATTACCATAAATTCTTCAAATTCCATTTTAGGCTGATAGAAATCGTATTGAGTCAAATCGCTTGCTAATTTTGGCTTAGGTCTTACCCAAACATCTTTTTTATCTTCATCCCAACAAACCCATCTTGGTTCATAATTTGAAACTGCATTTCTCAAAAGTAATTCAGCACAAACCCAATGCAAATCTATGTTATCTTTATACATTTCAATCATTTGATTAATATGAACTATTGTGTCATTGTATTGGGCTTCGAGGTCAATTATTAAATATCCAACTTTTACATTTCTTTTTTTAGCCTCCTCCAACACTAAATGAGACATAACGCTTGAATCTTTACCTCCAGAAAAAGATATATAAATCCTTTCAAAGTTATCAAAAACTTGACTTATTCTTTCTTTGCTTGCTTGCAAAACCGTTTTATTGTTATATACTTTTGTTGCCATATTAATAAATGTTTACTTGTCTTCCAATAGATAAAGCTTCTTCAATTGTCAATGGTTTTTTGCTATATTTTTGCATCCAATAATTTAGAGCATCTAAAGCTATTAAATTAGCTTTATCTTGTTGTTCTGGAGATAGCAAATTAAATCCTGCGCAATATTTAGAAGGTATTCCTGTAGAATAACACATAGCTGCTTGGCCTAACCAAGCAATTCTATTCATCGCTTTATTTGTTAAGTAGTGTTCACACGAATTAATCCACTCAGAAACAACTCCATTTAAACCTTCTCTAAACCTTTCTTCGTTAGATAAATATTCTGCATATTCCCTCTCGCATTGGTCGGCAGTCATTCCGTCAAATTTACTTGCGTAAAACCCTGCTTTATGACACTCCCATTTGTCAAATGTGTGAAATATTCTGTCTGGGTCGCTTGTATTTGTAGTTCTATAATGTTCAGCCTGCTCTTCTGAGATATCATCTGTTAGAATCTCATAATTTATAACAGAATCAGAAGATTCCCAAGATTTGCTAAAATCATCATCTTTAAAAATATCTTGCAATCCTGTTATTTGACAAAGTCTTAAAATCTCTTCTTCATCCATTCCCAACTCCCTTGCTATTCGTTCGTTTTTCCAATTTCTATTTTTTAACTCTAAAATAATTTCACTCATAGCGTCTACTTGATGTTTACCTCTTGCTCTATTATGCCTTATTGTAGATGCAATTCTATCATTCTTATCGCTTTGCTCTTTTCTAATTATTACCGTTGGAGTGTATCCTTTTACTCTTTCACGAACTATTTTAGATTCTTTACTTACTCTTGTTCTGTGAAACCCGTCTACAACCTCTATTATTCCATTATTTGGAAACGTAACCACAGGTTGAGTATATCCATCGTTCATAATAGATATTTCAAGCAATTCCATTTCTGGAGGCGCAACCTTATTAGGGTTGTAATCATTAGCTACTACATTTTCAGACTTTACCCATTTAACATAGTCAACAGGCTCGTTTTTAAATGGGCTTTCGTTATGTATTGATTCCCTTAGCTGATTAATAGCGTCTATTTTTGTGTCAAAATCTAAATCTTTAATAAAGTTAAAAATTGATTCTTTTAATTGTTCAATTGTTGTTGTCATTGTTATTTATTGTGTTTAAATGTTTATCAAATCTTTGTTTAGTGCTAATAGTCCTCGCATCGTTGACATTAAGGAAATTTCTTATATTATCTCTTGCGTTTACAATAGTAGAATGGTCAGCAAAACCAAAGTATGTACCTATTTTTTTTAATGTAAAACAATTTGTTTCACAAAGTAAATACATCATATAGTGCTTTATAGCAATTACTTCTGCTTTCCTTGTTTTACTTATAAGCATTTGCTTTGTAAACCCAAACTCCATAAGAGCAATATCAAATAACTCATTTACATAGTCGGTATCTACGGTTTCAGTTTTCCAGATTCTAAGTTCTTCTTTGAAGTTTATCGAATACTTGGCACTTAGCCATTCGATAAATGCTTTTTTTTGCGTTGTCATTTTTTTTATTCGTTTATTTGTTGTTTTAAGGATGCTTTACGAAGTCTATTGCGTAAAGCGAATTGTTATAGGCAATCCTTGCAGTACTTCCAATCAACGACTTTTTCGCCATCTTCAAAAGTTTTACTACCTGCGTATGAATACCAGCCATCATCATAATAAACAACCTCGTACCATTTCGATTTACCTAAGTCGTTTATGTGTTCAATTTTCGCAAGAATAGGACTGCCTATAACATCAGGTATACTAAATTTTTTAACCTTAGTTTCTTCTATCCTTTCTGTTATCAATTCTTCAATAAGTTCCCAACACTTTATTTTATCTTTAAATGGTAGTGGGAATATTATACCATCTATTTTGTCTGATATTTTTGTATTTTCATCCATTTTTGTCTTTTTTATCGGTTAAAAAACTTCGTATATCTGAGTATCGTTATCCACTATCCTAAAACTACCTTCCAAACATTTACCGAATTAAACCACTTGCCGTTGAACTCTCGGCTCTCCAGATTTATTGATGCGGTTATCGAATCGCCTTGTTTGAGGTTTTGAAGGGTCTGAATTAACTCCGATTTAGTTGCTGATAGTGCTAACTTCTTTTGGTAGTTGCCTTCGTTAAACTCGATTACAATAGTGAGTTTTTGCCAATCTTTACCTGATTTTGTGATTCCTGATTCTAAAGGTAGAATTGCTACCACTTGTCCTTTGATTTGCATTATAATATATTTTTAAGTTTATTCATTAATTCAGTTGCTATCTCTACTTTTTCGAGAATAGCGTCTATACGCTCTTGGTTGCGTTCAATTTCAAGTAGGTGTATTTGTCTACTCTCTATCTTAAATCGTGGGTCAAACGATAAGAAATAGCACTTATCACGCTCACACAAGTACATATTAGCCTGCATCTGGTCGTAATACTTTGGCAATTGGTCTTGGAAGTTAGCCTCGTTGACAAACGCCTTGTAATATAGATGAGTGTCCGAGTTAGGGCATTTGATTTCTGCGATTCCGTTTGGAAGAATAAGGTCAGGAGTTCCACCAAGTTTTCCGTCACTAAATAAAACCGTTCCACCTTCACTTGTGTAGATTACTTCATCGCTTTGTGGGTCTAAATCTAAGACCTCGCACAATCTAAGTGCCGCACTTGGTTCGTTGTCTTTCCCCCACTGCATCTCCGAGTTGAAGAATTGTGGTTTTGGTGCTTCGAATTGTGCTGCTATCTTTTCCATTATGTAGGTTATAGCACCTTCGCTTAGTAGTTTTCCTGCCTCCTTAGCTTTCTTTGTTGGCTCAGCCATTAGTCTATTCACTTCGCTTGAAGTAAATAAGCCTGTTCGCCAATTTAGCCAATCTGTTTCTGTCTCGAATACGTATCTTGTTATCATTGTAATTTCTCCTTATTGTTACCGAATTTTGATACTAAATTTCCGTCAGGTGCAAATCCCATAGTGTCTTTGCGGTTCAAATCCCTACCAAATAACTTACCTATTTTCTCACTTGCATCTTTTATAGCGTATGATTCTGCAATAGGTAAAGCCATCATAACTGCGCCTTTGTTTATTGCTGCTAAGTCTGCGGCACTTGCACCCGCTTTAGTTTGTAACTCTTGCGCTCCTAATCCGTCTTGAAACTCCCATTGACCGCTTGCAGGGTTGCAATAATGTAATCTAATGCAAACATAAACCGCATTAAACATTACACCTTCTCTTAATACTTCTACTCTTGGGTTCTTAAATATCTTCTGCAATAAGGTTTCTACAATCCCAATGGGGATGTATTTAGAATTACCTGCATACTTGTTTTCTTTAATCCACTCTTTTTTCGGTTCTTGGTTCATAAGCCAATTAAACGAATCCTGTTTAAAGGCTTTTTCGGCTGCATCTACTTCGTAAAGTTCTGCAATCGTTGGTAGTGTTATTTTTTCTGTCATAATTGATAATCTTCGTTGTTGTTAAGTTGGTCGGGTTCGGTCAAACCGATAGCCCCAAGTGAGTAGGTAGCGTTAATTCTTTTAAGTCTTACAATCTCTCTGTCGGTCATCTTAATTTGCTCCTCTAATGCTGCGATTAAAGCAAGGTTGTCAAGGCGTTCTTTGATGAACTCCTTTGAGTACGAGTTATCCGCAAATAATTCGGATAGTTCTGCGATTAGTTTGTCTGTTTGTGACATTGTATTAGTTATTTATGGTTTAAAAATTTTTGCTAATTCTTCAAAGTGTGAACGTGGTTGAGGTTCTGGCTTTGGTTCAAAAGTCTTTTGTTCGTCTAAAAACATTTGCCAAAATCTGTTAGCTTGCTCATCACATTCAGCAAGTCTTAAACGCTCGATAAACTCTGCCACGTCATTTATGGAGTTGGCTTTTTGGTATTTAGCCAAAGCCCATTCTTCTACTATTGCTTCTAAATGTTCGTTCATAGTCTTAGTTGTTTAAGGCGATTGAGTAGCGTTTGTTAAGTTCCTTAGTAGTAGCTTGAATAAGCCGGTTACATTGCCATACTTTAGAGATATTTTTATCATCCATAGCAATCTGTCTAAGGCGTTGTAGCTTTTCAAATCTTGCAATCAATTGCTCGGTTGACCTTTGCTCGGCAATATGCTCGGCAAATAGTAAGTTAAGTAATCTTCTCATTTCTTTGCCTCCTTTGCTAACTTTTCTTTGATTGCTTGATTGACAAAGTCGCTGATTGATGTGTAAGTTACTTTGTTTTTGACTCTTGCATTAGCTAAGAGTAGTTGAATTTCTGCGCCCAAATTGGTATCTACCATAAATGTCTGCGCTTTTGTTTTGTGAATTGTCATTGTTATTTGATTTAGTGGGGGATTGCTCCCCCTTGTTAGTTTAGTTTTGATAAACGTGAATAGTGCTGTATGAATAAGGTAAGGTAAAGT